CGCGTCAAAGCCCGTTGTCAGCACGTCGCAGGAGACAAGGCACGGGAACGCGCCGCGCTTGAAGTCCTCGATCACCCGATCACGTCCTGCCGTCTCGCCAGTGACCACCTCGGCCCGCACGCCCGCCATCTGGAGCGCGGCCCGCATGTGGCCCGCGTGGTCAACGCCGACGCAGAAGACCATGGCCATGTGCCTGCCGCTGGCCAGAGCATCTGCGACGTCACGCGCGACCGCGCCGTTGACCTCGTCGAGGTCCGCAGCCAGTTCCAAATCGCGCGCGACGAAGTCTCCGCCGGACGTGGCCACGTCGGACGTGTCCACCTGCGCGGATGCCTTGCCCGCGGTGAGCGGCGCGAGCCACGCGGCGTCCACCAGTTCGCGCTCCCCGATGCGGCACACCACCGAGGAGAACAAGGCGCCCTCTCCCTGCGTCAGGTAGCCCTGCCCCATGCGGTAGTGCGTGGCGGTGAGGCCGAGGAGCCGCATGTCCGGGTTCACGCGGCGCAGCCCGGCGATGAGCTTGCCGTACATGGACGCGTCATCGGTGCTGACAAGGTGCGCCTCGTCCACCACCAGCACATCCACGTGCCCGAATGCCGCGGTCTGCCGCCACGCGGACTGGACGCCCGCCACCGTCACGTCGCCCACGCGCTTCTCGCCAACGCCGGCACTCCACATGCCCACGTTGAGCGCGGGATCAAAGCGGCGGATCGCGGCAGCGTCCTGCGCGATGAGTTCCTTGCGGTGCGTGGCTACGATGACCCGCGCGCCGAAGTCACCGACGAGCCGCGCGGATGCAGCCGCAAGGACGGCGCTCTTGCCACTGCCTGTGGGAAGCACCACCAGCGGCGAGCCGCTGCCGCCGTTGGACCAGTACGAGAACGCCGCGTCCACCGCGCGGGCCTGGTAGTCTCGCAGCCTCATGGCCACACCTTGTCGGCCAGCGCATAGATCACATGGGTGGTGTGGTCCCTGCGGAAGTTGTCCAACCGCATCTTGACCGCGGCACCCGAGGACACCAGCCGCATCGCCGCGCGCCCCGCCATTTTGCGCGTTGTGCCCAGTTCCGACGCGAGCCGCCCAACCGTGGCCGACTTGTCCCGGCGCAGCACGCGCATTGCAGCCGCGGCCAATGCGTCGCGGAGCGTGGCACGCGCTGCCTTGCGCTCGCGCTGCTTGCGCTTCTCGCTGCCACCGCGCACGTGTTCCACGTCAAACGGCTTCGGTTTCGGCTTGGCGGGACGCTTCTCGCGCGGCGCCAGCGTCGGGCCATAGACGTAGCCGAGCGTGGGAGCGGACTGCGGGAACAGGCTGTCAGCGGACGGGTACAGCGTGACGGGTGCAGTAACAAATGTGATCATGACTTCCTCCGGTTGGCGGCCCACCATGTGAGCCGGTGCCACGCGATGCATGCGTGCGCGGTGTCCATCTCGATGCCGTGAAAGCGAACGCCCGCAAGCACGCAGCCGATCCCCGTGGTGCCGCTGCCCGCGAACGGGTCCAGCACCAGCGCACCGGGCTTGGCTACAAGTGAAACCATGTAGCGCATCAGGTCCACCGGCTTCACCGTCGGATGGAAGTTGCGGACGAACGTGCTGGTGCGGGAGGCACCAGCACGCGGGTTAGCCGCACCCGCGCTGCCTTCCTCGCGCCCCACCGCTTCATGCCCGGCCATGGCGGGCAGCGCCTCGCATCCTGCCTCGCGCTCTCCGCGGCTTGCTTTGGCGCAGTAGAAGAAGCGGGCGGCGGAACCGAGCAGGCCCGCCACCTCGGCGCTGCCGTCGTGGATGATGTTGGCGGGCCAACGGCCAAGCATCGTGTCACCGATGGAGCGCGAACCTTCAAGCCCGGCACCAAAGACATTGCCGGTGCGGCCAGTGTGCTCCAGCGCTGGCCGAGGCTCATCCGTACCAACGCGCCCCGCGTCCACGTTGATCCCGCCCGTACCCCACTTCTGCACGTTGTCCGCCACGGTGCCGTCCAGCGGCTTGCGCGCCACGCAGATGGATTCCCACGCGGGCTTCAACGCCGTGCCCCATCCGGCCCACTCACGGGCGGCGTCGGTGGCGGGCTCTCCCTTGTCGGTGCTCTCGTAGTGCTGGCCGAATGACCGCTGTTCGTCATCGGCGTGTGGCGCGGCCGTGCAGGCGCGCCACACGCCCGCGTCTTTGTCAATCGCTTTGCTGACGTCCAGCGACTTTGGGAATCCCGAACCATATGTCCACGCCATCTGGTCCCGCACCTCAAATCCCGCGTCCTCGATGGCGCACACCATGCGGTGTTGCGTCCGCGTGCCGCTGAACGCGAGCAGCATGCCGCCCGGCTTGAGCACGCGCAGCACCTCGTGCCACAGGTGCACGGAGAACGCGATCCCCGACGCGTCCCACTTCTTGCCCATGAACCCGAGCTCATACGGAGGATCGCACACCACCGCGTCCACGCTGTTGGCTGCCAAGGTGGGCAGCACCTCCAGCGAGTTGCCCACGGTCAGCGTGAACGTGTGATCGCCCGCGCGCGCCTTGGCCAGCACGTCATCCACCGACGGCGGCGGAGCCTCCTGCGGCACGTCGTCAAACAGCAGTCCCTGTGTCATCCCGTCACCTCCGCGCGGCACGCCGCGCACATCCACCTGTTGAGCCCCGGCGCGCCGACCAGGTACAGGTCACGCACCACGCTGTTGCACCGCGGGCACTCGTCGGCGCGGACGCACACGCGCCGCAGCCAGCCCACGATCTCCTCCGTGTCACCGCGTGCCACGATGGCCCGCGCTTCTTCTTCCGTCATGGCGTCACCTTCGGTCCCGTGTAGATGTGGTTCCAGTTCGCCTTGGGCGCGTCGCACCACATCACCATGGACGCGAACAGGCCGCCCGCGCGCGCTTCACCGAGCACGGGCTCCGCAATGGGCGGCATCTGCCAGTGCTCCGCGATGATGCGGTCACCGCTGGTACAGTTCCAGCACGTGCCCTGCCATCCGCACCACATGCACCTCGCGCGGTTGCGTTTCATCCCGGCCCCCTTGTCTCCATCGCAATGACGCACGGCTCGCACAGGCCGCTGTCAGACAGCCCGTCATCCGTGAGCCGGTCGCACCGCTCGCAGCGCGCCGGGCACTCGCACGGCCCGTCGCCGCAGCGGCAGTCGGGCGCGGACGACGCGCCCACGTCCTCCGCGTAGACCCGCTCCCCATCTTCCATGTCGATGAAGCGCCTCATCGCGGCACCCCCTGACAGAGTGCGTCTGCGCGTCCGCGCAAGAATCCTGCGCGCGCCAGTTCATGAGTTCCCTCATAACGCCATTCAGGATGCCAGCGCTGATCCGCCGCACAGACGCGCAGCGCAAAGTCAAGCTGTTCGACGTATCGCGTGCGCTCGTTCGGCCCCCAAAAACCAGCATCAGCCTTGCGGCGCAACGCCTTGCGGCGCGCCTTCTCGGCCACCTTGCGCAGGTGCTCCACCTCGCGGCGCAACGCGCGGTTCTTCGCGCGCAGCACGCCGATCTGCCCGGCCATGCTGACCAGCATCGTGGCCACCACTTCGTCCTCGGTCATCATTCGCCACCACCTTCCCGCGGGCGGTGCGCCCGCACCTGTCCGTTGACCATCCCGTACACGCGGCCATCACCCATGGGGATGGGCTCGCGCAACGCGTGCTCCCTCAACTGGTCCTTGGCCACCCGCAGCGCGCGGTCCAGCCGCGTGACCCGCTCGTATGCTGCTGGCAGATCCGTGATCGCGTCGTTGTCCTCGGCAAAGCCGCCACGCAGCAGGTGCACCTGCGCCGGGCACACGCGGAAGGCCGGGCAGTAGCGGCAATGGTCACCCATCTCGTAGGTGCGCGACAGTTCGCCCGCGCGGAACTTGGCGGCCCACGTAAGCGCGCGCTCAATGACGGGTCGCAGGCTGTCGCGCGTGTACGGCTCGGTCCTCATGTAGGGCTTGAGCATGACGCCGTCCACAAGACGGACGATGCCAACCCATGCGCGCTCTGCTGATGGCTCCAGCGCCAGCGCGCTGGCGGCGCCCAGCGCAAGCTGCATCCCGTCGGTGCTCTCCGTCTCGGCAAAGCCAAACTTGTAGTCAAGGACCACCATGCCGTCCTTGTCCCCGTGATCTCCGTCCCTGCCGATCAGGTCCAGCGTTCCATGCGTCTCCCACGGGGACGCGGGATCAGGGTATGCGCGGTACGCGACGTCCAGCGTCCGCGCCTCCTGCCGCAGCAGATCCAGTCCAACGGCTACCTCCGTGGCTACCTCGGCGGGGAACGCGAAGTTGCCCACGTCAATGCGTGCGGCCTCGGCGCGGAACTCCTCGTGGATGGCCGCAAGCGCGGCCTCCCGGTCGCGGTTGGTGCTGACGTATATCTCCATGAACTTGTGAAGCGCGGATCCGCGCTTGGCGTGTGGCGACGGCGTGCGCACGTGGCGCAGCGTCTCGCTGGGCTGGCACGCGAGGGCGCGGTCCCACTGGGAAAAGGATGGCAAGCGGCGCATCTGGGGTGACCTCCTGTGTGTGCCGGTGTTGTGCCCGCTGGCGGGTGCACGTGTCTAGCGATTTCTTTCTACGTAGAAACTTTACCCTTGCACAGATCACCGGACGCGGGCAAAAGGAGGACACACAAGAGCGGCGCCGCAGACGGCAGGCGCACGGAGGCAGGACCATGGCGATCGTGTTCAGGAAGTTGTCCGAGGTGGTGAGTGACGGCAAGGTGAAGGCGCTGACGTTTGGCTTTGCGGGCAGTGGCAAGACCACGCTGATGGCAACCCTGCCGGGGCGTGGGATTGTGATCTCAGCGGAGGCCGGGCTGCTGGCGCTGCGCCGCCTTGTTGAGGCGGGAGAGGTGCGCGGTGACGTCAGCGTCGTGGAGGTCCGCACCATCGCAGACGTCCGCGAGGTGTACGTGGCCGCCAAGGCCGCGGTTGCGGCTGGCGAACTGGACTGGCTCGCGGTGGACAGCGTGTCAGAGGTTGCCGAGGCCGTGCTCGCGGCGGAGAAGGGCAACACGCGCGACCCGCGCAAGGCATACGGCGAACTGCAGGACCAGATGGTGGCGCTGGTCAAGTCATTCCGTGACCTCGCGTGCGACGTCTACTTGATCGCCAAGGCCGAGCAGTGGAAGCCCGACGAGGATTCGCCCGCCGTGATCCGCCCCATGCTGCCGGGCAGCAAGTTGGGCAACGCGTTGCCGTACCTGGTGGACGAGGTCTTCTATCTCAGCGTCCACAAGGACGCGGATGGGAACACGGTGCGCCTGCTGCAGACCGCAGCGGGCACGAAGGTTGACGCCAAGGACAGGTCCGGCAAGCTTGACCCGCTGGAGCCTGCGGACCTCGGCGCCATCCTCGCCAAGATTCGCGGCACGGTGCAGCCCGCGGAATAACCTTGCATGACGGCCCGCCGGAGCCGTAATCCCGGCCCAGCCCTGACGCGGAGATGGGCGCCGCATACGAGCAGCACGGAAGAGAGAGAGAAGCCATGAGCACGTACACGCTTGACTTTGATTCCACGACGGTTGCCCCGTCCGCCGGGTTCTCCGGTGGCCTCCTGCCGGACGGCGAATACGCCGCGAAGATCGACAGGTGGAAGGTCTTCCAGAATGAGGACGGCAGCACGACGCTGGCCACGTCGTACACCATCACCGAGGGGCCGCACGCGCGCCGCTTCGTCAAGGAGAAGTTCACCGTGGCGGGGCCGGACCCCAAGCGCGTGGCGCGTGACCGCAGCCGCCTCGCCAAACTCCAGGTTGCCCTGGGCATGCCCACCGAAAAGGACGTGGACTCGCTGGTGGGCGACGTCATCATCAAGGTCGGCACGCTCAAGGCGTCCGGCGCCTTCGAAGCCAAGAACGTGATCAACGACGTCATGCCCGCGGGCGGCGCGTCGCTGCCCGTTCCCGCGGCTGCGCCCGGTGCTACCAAGAAGCCCCCGGCGTTCATGGCTGGCAAGCCCAAGCTGGCGTGAGGTGACACCGTGCGTGCATACGACGTGAACGGCAAGGCATACAGGTTTGACGCGGCGTCGTTCCGTCGTGTGCGCGTACGGGCCGGGGCTTCCCATGCGGATATCGCGGCATGCGTTGGGTTGACGCGCGCTGCGGTGTCTGCGTGGGAGCGAGGGCTAAACGAACCTCTCCCGTCAACGGTTGAACTTCTCGTGGGCCTGCTTGGCCTGCGGATCTTGCGGAGGCTGTGATGAGCCCATGGTGCTGCGGTTGCCACCCCGGCGATCCCTCTTGTGACCATCGTCCAGAGCCGTGCGAGGTGTGCGGGATCGGGTCTACCGACCTCAACGCGGACGGCGTGTGCGACCACTGCGTGGCCATGTCGCCGATGGATGACGACGACGCGCAGCCCGAGGAGGCGCAGCCATGACGACGCGCAAGAAGAAGGCGGACGCGTTCGCCGCGTTTGACCAGCACAAGCATGCACTGGCGCTGCGTGAGTTGGATCTATCGCGCGCGCTGCTCGTGGTGTACCGCTACGCGCTGGCGAACAAGTATTCGTGGTCGCGCAATGACCGCGAGCTGTGCAAGCAGGTGAAGTATGCCGCCTTTCAAGACCTTGAAGACATCCGCCGCTCGTCATGCAGTGGCTGGTGCTCATGCTCTGACTGCGGCAACAAGCAAGAGCGGTCAAACCTGCGCGACGTCATCGACGCATGCGACAAGGTGCTTGGAGAAACGGAGCCGTGCCCATGACCATCTACCTCGCAGTCCACCACCGCACGCATACCCCGCACGGGTTTGCGATCAACCGCGCCAGCATCACCGCGCTTGGCGGCCCAGGTATCCACGGCCCTGACCGGCACGGCACGCACGCCTACGTGGTCGCCCGCGTGGGCGGCTACCTGCTGCGGCTGGATGGCGACGTGCCGCGCGCGACCTTCATGCCATGGGGCGCCTCCTATGGCGTGCCGCAGACGGGCCACGGTGCGCCGCTGCTGTGGCGCTGCCACGTCGGGCAGGCGGGCATGGATCGCTTCATGCGGCTGGCCTACGAGCGCCCGCCGTATGACCCGGCGGAGATCGGGCAGGCCACGCTTACTGCGCTGGTGGCGTTCCTCGACAATCTCCCAATGCCGTTCCGCGGCAGCGTCGGCGTTGCGTCCGGCATCAAGAACAGGGCGCAGGTGCACGACGCCGTGCGCGGCGCCATGATCTGCACCCGCTTGGCGTCCCGCGTGCTGGACGTGGAGCCGCCGGACCTCTACCCGGAATCGCTGGCGCGCATGGCTCGCGCGCTCGGGTGGAGCGGGCCGCACCTGCCCTCCGCCATCGAGGAGGGCCGCGCATGAGCCACCGCAACTGGACGCGGCACGACAGCCGCACGGGCGTGCATCCCAGGTGGGAGCGCACTTCACACGACGGATGGGTGGCCGACGTTTACCGCGTGCCGGGTGCGTGGCGTGCGACGGTGACCACGCCTGGCGGCGACAGCACGCGGCTTCCAACGCGCTACGCGACGGACACCGCGGCCAAGGCAGCCGCGTGGAAAGCCACGGAGCGCATGCGCGCGGAAAGACGCAGGCCGTTTCTGTGCGATCACGATGAGATCCTTGTGGCCAACTACATGGGGATCGGTGACCTGCATTCGCGCTGTCTCCATCACGCAACCCATGGCGCATACTGCGCCGCCCATGCACAGGTGACGCCATGAGGGTCTGCATCCCGTGGCCCACAGACGCCAAGCGCAAGATGCACAGGCGCGCGCGCGTGGACAAGAAGTGGCGCAAGCGCGGCACCAACGGATGGCGCGGCGTCCCGCGCATCCACACGGATTACGAGGAGGTGACGCCATGACTTCAAGCCGCACGATCTACCCGCATCCGCAGGTTCCCGGTGCATGGCTCGACGCCGACGGGCGCGTGTATGTTGACGTGGTGCCCACCGCGGTCACGACCGAGCCAATGCCGTCCACCGTCACGGACGAGGACGGCGTCACGCACGCCGCGTGGCTGCCTGCAATCGCCCGCAAGCTGGGCCTCGCATGATGGCAGACGACGAGGAGCGCATCATGTCCACCACTCCCAGGTCTCGCGTCCGCGCCATCCTCCGCGCCATCGGTCGCGGCTGGATGCGCGCGCATGCGTTGCCCCTGCCTCCACCGTCACCCGCTGACGTGGCGCAGGCGTCGCGCTGCCACTGGCGCGTGACCGCCAAGGACGACGGCGCGTGGGAATGGCGTGCATCCTGCGGATCCGTGGTGGCCGAAGGCGAGGCCGTAGACCTTGATACCGCCGAGCACATCGCGCAGTCCGTCGCAATGCGGCTGCGGCGCTACGCGGTGCAGTGATGAGTAGAACCCACATGGAAAAGATCAAAGCCGTAGAGGCCAAGTGGTTTGAACTTGAGGCCGCACGACGGGCGGAACTCGACGCCTACGCCGCGAAGACAAGCGCATGCGTGCTGCATGATGAAGCCATGCGCGCGCTGCGCGATGCCGAGCGGGCCTATTGCTTGGCGTGCGCGGTGGCCGACGTTGACGAGGAACTGGACGGTTAGAACCGCGGCAGCGGCATCAGCGGTGCCAGCGCCCGCGTGATGCGGTCGATCGCGTCGTGCTCGGCATCCGCGGCCAGCGCCTTCCACGTGTCCGCGTCCAACGGGGAAAGCCTCTTGCTCAGCATCCCCTCATGCACGCTGTCCATCTGGGCAAAGTAGGTGTGGGCAAGTTCGTGCACCAAGACGATCCGCTTCTCGTCCCTCGGAAGCGAGAAGAAGCCCGACCCAAGGTGCATGGCAAAGCCGCCGCCGTACCGCTGGATCGTGGCGTTGGTGCCGTCCTCGCTGTGTTCCGCGTGCACGCGCACCGCGTAGGCCACGAACATCCGCGCCGCGACCGGGTCCACCCACGCTTGAACCTTGGCCACCTTCTTTGCGTCATGCATCGGACACCTCCTTGCCGTAGAGGCGGCCCGACGGGCAGACCGCAACGCCGCGTGAGAAGAGGACTTGGTAGACGTGGAAGCAGCCCGAGGCGCGCACGTAGTAGACGCCAAAGCCCTGCATCCATCCGCTCGGCTTGTTCTTCAGGTAAGGCGCGTTGAGGCGGCACGCGCATGGCATGCCGAACGCGCCGTGCACCGAGCCGTCCACGAGGCCGCGCGTGTACACCTGCGGCCTATGCGTGTGGCCGTAGGTGACGCTGCTGCCGTAGTCCATCAGGTGCTTCTTGGCGTGCGCGTCGCTGCATGCAAAGCCATGGATGAACCGCAGCTTGCCAAGTTTCAGCGGCTTGCCCTCGGGCAACCACTCGATGCCCAGCGCCTCAAGGCCGAGCAGCGTTGGCAGGTCCACCAGCCCGTGCAAGTTCTTGGCGTTGTTGGCAATCCACCGGCTAAAGCGCGTCTCGTGGTTGCCCTCCAGGTACACGATCCGCGCGTCCGGGTTGGCCTTGCGTACATCGCGTAGGCACGCCTTGGCCGGGCGTATCTCGTCGGCCAGCGTCGGCGGGTCAGGGTTTCCTCCGTGGGATGACATGCTTTCCACGTCCATGAAGTCGCCGCCGAGCACCACGACGTCCGGCCTGTTGTTCCGGCACCAGTCCAGCCACGCGCCCCAGACGGTGGGGTCATGGTCAGGCACGTGGACGTCGAAGATCCCGGTGACGAGCTGGACGGGGATCGGCTTTGTGCGCTTGCCCATGATGCCCCCTCTCACGCGTGAAAGTAGAACTCCACCAGAGGCAAGCGTGATGCGCCGAACGCCGCCGCGATCGGCATCTCGTAGCCGCACACGCGGCCCGCCTGCGCGACGAGACCGCGGCGCCAGTCGCCGTCGTGCGGGCGCGGCTCAAGCGCCGCCACGTGGCCCGGCCCCGACGGGTTGCGCCACAGCGCCAGCACCGGCTCGCCCACCGCGGCATGGTCCCACGCGGCCAACGGCGAGCACTCGCGCCACCCGGGGAACGCGCCCATCGCCATGAGCTTTGCGGTTTCGTTCGCGGTGAGTTCGCGCCGGGCCGCGCCGTCGCCGTGCCAGTGCGGCACCTCGCAGCCCATGGCGCGCGTGAAGTCCCAAGAGAAGATGTTGCAGAACGTCAGCCCGTCACGCGGCGCGTAGCGCGCCGACGTGGGCAGCCCGAACTGCCGCAGCACCGTGGCCGTTTGGTGCGGGTTGCGCTCCCCTGGTTGCGAGGTGACGCCAAGATTCTTCAGCGGGCGCCACTGGTCGTGTGCGCTGTCAAGCAATGGGTCCATGCGTTCACCGCCCCCTGTGTTGTGGCCTGCCAAGCGCACCGCGCACCCGGCGTGACTGCGTGATCCGTGATGCGCCCGCGGCCACGCTATTCCCGCTGCTCCCGCTGCCCGCGCTTGTCAAGGCGTCAAGCGTCACGGCGCCAGTGCCGACGATGACCGGCGTCCCGGCACCGCTTGACGCCACCGCGTCCAGCGTGGTGGCGCCCGTTCCGTTGACCACGGGAGTGCCACTGCCTGCTGACGTGGTGTCCGCAAGCGTGGACGCGCCAGTGCCGGTGATGGCGGGCAGCGATCCCCAGAAGAACGCGGACCAAATCTCCTTCTCGGCGTCGTTGACGTCATAGAATGACACGCCACGGGCAAGCCGCGCGGGAACGATGCCTGCTCGTGAGAAGTCCCGCGCGGCCATGTGTCGTCACCCGTGAGCGTAAACGATCTGCCCCGTCACCGTGTGCGTCGTCGTGGCGGAAGGCACCCAGACAAGGAACGGAACAGTGTTATCGTAGAGCTGCGGGAGAAGCCCGCTAACCGTGTCGGCCACGCCCGCCGCGTTGGCCACCGTCACAGGGATCACGGCAAGAACGCGGTACGCGACAAGGTGCACGGTGCCGGTTCCGTATGACGTGCCCAGCGTCAGGCCACCGCCGCTGGCGTTCGTTATGGCGCGAACGCCAAGGTCACCCGCTGCCAACTGGAACGGGACAAATGTTCCAGCCACCGCGGTCTGAGGGAACGACGCGATGGTAGCGACGTTGCCCGTTGTTCCGCCGCTGTCAGTGTAGTTGAGAGTCGTGTTGGTGATGGCTGCCCCGTTCGTCGTGGCGACGCTGACTTCAAGCGCCATCTGCACGCCAACGCCGTTGGTGCTGCCGTTGCGGTCGCGCGCTGGCCATGCAGCCGTTGTGATGGCTTGCAGCGTCAGCGTTGCCGACACGATCCCGCTGTTGTGCCACAAGCGGTCACACACCATCAGCGAGCCAGCCACGCCGCCCGTCACGCTCACGCGCGCAAGGTAACTGTTTCCGCTGACCGGGTTGCTGTACGGCATCTGCCCCGCGTACGTGGTGAGTGCCGCGCCGTTGATACCAGGGGATGGCGCCAGCGCCGCACCGGGCAGGCCCGTGGCGTAAAAGAGCGAGTGCATGACGCCAGCCGCTTCCATGGTGCCCGTCACCTTCAAGAAGTCCTGCGGCGGCTGCAAGCCTGCAATGAGTCCGTCAAGCGTGGTGATGGCCATCAGGCATTCCCCTCTGTGAAGACAAGCGACGTCACCTGCACGGGCTGCCCCGTGGTGACGCTGGTGGTCGTAAGGTTGAGGTCCGTACCGGACGTCCCCACGCTGCCGTCAAGCACGAACGCGGCGGCGCTGGTGACGATGCGGAACCATGTCGCAGTGCCCGTGGCGTTGGCACTTGCGTCCTGCGTGATGGCGCTGAACGTCAACACGCCGTTGGTCACCGTGCCGCACGGGTCAGACAAGGTCAGTTCCGCGAGCAGGTTCGTGACGCTGCCGCCCGTTGCGGGGCGGACGCCGTCGTAGATACGCAGCAGGCCGGGGCCTGCACCCGCGTCAATCGCGGTGACGATGTCCGTGGCGCGCGTGGTGCGCAATGCTGTGGCAAGTCCGAGTGCCATGGTGGTGCCTCCTTAGATGGTGACCGCGGGGTCAGGCTCGTCGTAGATTTGGGAGAGGCCCAGCCACAACAGAGAGATGATGCCGCCCGCGCCAATGGCGGTGGCCTCCACCTTCCACGTCATGCGGTTGAACGCCCCAGGTGCGCACGCCACAAGTCCCGGCGTGGTGACCAGCGTGGCGCCCGTGCTGATGCCGGTCTGCGTGTACGTCGCGGTGGTGCCGTTGTTCCGCACCGTCAACGTCAGGTCACATCCGGCGGTGGTGCACTGCACCAGCACCTGTGGTTGCAGCGCCCGGTAGATGCGTCCCGGGGGCACCCACGACGGGATCACGCACTCGATGATGACGCCCGTACCGCCGTCGCGTTCCACGCGCGGAGACTCGTCAAACTCAACGACGCCGCCCGCAATCCACCCATACGCATGCTGCCATACGGTGTGCTTCTGCGGGACGCCAGCCATGCCACCGCTGTGGTCGTGGCCCGGCCTGCGGCGGCCCCACAGCGGCGACGGTGGCGCGCACGGCTCCACCACGTTGCCGCCGACCGTGGCGTCCCCGTTGATGATCTCGGACAGGAACCGCGTGGTCCCCGCCATCTCATTGAGCAGGTTTCCGTCCGCACCAGCGCCGCCCGCGGTGGCGTCTGACGTGATGGCACGCGGCGATCGTGACCCAGCGTAGAGCGTCATTGGTCAGCCCTCCACGTACCACACGAAGGAACAAAGCTGCATGTATCCGCCCGCGGTTCCCACGGTGGAGCACCGCGCTTGGATATCCCACGAGTTGATGGCGTTGGCGGTGTAAGCGAAGTTGTTGGTGCCCGCTGTCGGCGTGGTCAGCACCTCGTGGCCCGCGCCTCCCGTGGTCCCGCTGAATACCTTTGTGGTGCTGCCGAACGTGGCAGCCACCGACGGCACGCGCGTGCCCTTACCGGTGGTCGCCCAGATGAGCGCGGCGAACTTGAGGCTCGACAGGTTGGGCGCCGTGGCGTTCACGTTGACGCTGTCCGGCATGTACGTCCGGCCCGCGACGATGGTCTCCAGCGTTGACGTGATGTTGTTGGGCGCGCGACTGTGCTGCCCAAAGACCTCGGTGGTGGCGGACGCGAACTCGACGCACCCGCCGAGCACGCCAGCGCAGTGCGGATAGTCAATCTCCGCGCCGCTTCCAGCTGCGCCCGTGTGCGCGTGGCCGTCGAGCGTGGCCGCGGTCCTCCCTGGTGCAGGAAGTCCAAGCGCGTGCTCGTATGTCGCGTTGTTGTTCTCGGCCATCTTGGTCAAGAGCGCGGCATGCAACGCGCCGTTGCCGCTTGGCGCGAACACGTCGTCCATGGGCTGCCACGCATTGGACGCGTCGGGGTCACCCACCTGCGTGACGTTGGACGCGGCAGGCGCGGGAGGGTCAATGCCCTGCGGCGCCATCAGCGACTGGTCCACAAGCCCCACGATGGTGCCGCCGTAGATTTGCCGGAAGCCCGTGCCCGCCCGCAGCGTGGTGCGAACGTCGAGCCAGTAGAGGCCAGCGGACGGCACTTGGAACACGATGGTCCACGGGTCATCGCTGTACGTGGACGCGAACGCGGCGGCGACCTGCGACGCCAGCGCACCCACGGGCTGAAAGCGCATGGCGTCATACCCGGTCACCGCCACGTTGCTGTCGTCGTAGAGTGTGGCCCGCATGTCCGGGTCCCCGTTTGTGTCGAGGATGCACACGATGTCGCGGTCCACCCACGACGACGGCACGTAGATCAACGGCTGCATGGCAAGCACGTTGTCGTCCGCCGTGGTGCTGGACGTCTCTGCGAGTGTGAACGGCGCCGCGTACGCCACCACGTCAAGCTCCGCGTTCTTCACCCCGTTTGGACCGCGCGTGCCGTACTGCCATGACACGAAGTGCCGGACGATTAGGTTGCCTTCCTCGTCGTGCGTGTGCTGCGCGTTCGTCGTGGACGCGGCGGTGCCCGCTTGGTCAGCGGCCAGCCCCGTGGTGCGCTCGTACACGTGCGCCATGTCCTGCATGACCACGCGGACGTCGCTTGCGCGGATGGGCTCGCCCACGCGAGTGCGGGACACGACGAGGCCGGAGAGGATGCTGCTGTTGAGGATCGTCATCGGTCAGCCCCACTCATGTGCGGCGTCGTCCGCTGTGCCGAGGCGCAGCCCGAACTCAGCTTCAAACGCATAGTCACGTTGCGCATAGCCCGCGGTGTTCTCGGTCGTGTTGTCCGCGTTGTCATAGTTTGCCTGAACGAGGATGTCACCATTGGCGGGCGTGAAGCCTACCACGCCCGTGACCGTCACGGTGGCATCTGCCACAGCGGACACGGTCAGCACCGCGGATGCCGTCGAGAACGGCGGCGTGGCGCTCTTGTCGAGGATGCGCACCTTCCAGCCCACCGCGAACTGGCGGCCCGGCGTGGTGCCGCCGCCGAATCGGTGCGACGTCGTGAGCGTCGCCACCTGCGGCGGTCCAACGCTCCACGACGCCACGTTGCCGGACACGCTGATGGGCCGCGTGCGCCACGTGTCCCAGCACGTCAACGTCACCTTGCCGTCCGCAAGGCTGAAGCCCGACGTGCTCACCACCTCAAGGGCTTGGCTATCCAGGGAGCCGCCCGCGAAGTCGGGCAGCGCCTCCGTGGTCCCGCTCACCACGTCGCCGGGCTCCAACGTGTGGAACCGGAACGGCACGGTCAACTCGTACTTGCGCAGGCCGCGCATGCGGCGGTGAAGCATCTTGTCGAACCGCGCCACCAGCCCCGCATAGTGGGCCGCCCCGTATTGCTGGGACTCGGGCAGGATGCCACGTTGAGGAGCCACCACCGTGAGCCCGCGGCGCTCCACCTCGGACACCTGCGCCACGTCGCGGAAGGTCTCATACTGCGCCATGTCCCTGATGTTCACTTCACCCATCAGCGTGCCGGTGACCGGGTCAAGGTTGCACTTGACGGACATGGAGTGCACGGCTTCACGCTCGTCGTCGATGGCCTTGAAATCGCCGTCACGCTCGATGTGCTTGGCCAAGATGGTGGCCGCAATGGGCGTGGCACCCGTGATGCCGGACAACTTGCGGAACGTCAGCTTGCCGTCACGGACGCACCAGTAGCCTTGCAGTGCCCACGCGACTTCCTCCAAGAAGTCGCGCAGGTTCTCCTGCCCTGATGCACCAAGCCAGTAAGACCAGCCCTCGGCGGACTCGGTCTTGTAAGCCTCAAGCCCGGCCACATCCACCAGGTCATCAGAGATGGCGGCGCCAAATCGGCGTTCCTCGGTGCCGTCGCTGACCGTTCCGCTGTTGGCGGTCGTGCCATCCACGCCGAACAGCACGTCATAACTCCCGTTGGACCCGCTGCCCGTGGACGTGATGACGCGCAGTGCGTCGAGCATAGGCGGCCCTTGGAGCCGCAGCACCAACTTGATAGTTCCGGTGAACGCCGTGGAGAACGCGACCACGGTGGAGACGGAAAGCCCGCTGCTCGTCGTGGCGCCGCTAAAGAGCGCCTCGATGGACGGGTCTGACACGGTGACGCTGCCTCCGACCGGGTCCGCGTCCAGCACCTCGGAAAAGAAGTCCAGCGCCGCATCACCTTCGCCCAGCTTGACGTGCGCGTAGAGGCCCGCGCTTGTGGCCGACGGGAACCATCCAAAGTTGTTGGCAAGGTTGAACACGATCAGCGGGCGCGTTGGCGTGTCGGTGGAGTCCGTCACCGTGACCGACGTGAACGGCACGGCATCCATGCCCACCGCGATCTGCCGGTCAATCATGGCCATGATGTCCGAGAAGGACAGATCCCACGTGCCCGCGGTGCCCATCCGGCTGATGCCGTCCACGCGGAGGCGGCGCTCCAAGCGCCAGTTCCCGGCGAGGTGAAACCACAGCTCAGCATGCCGCCCGACGAGCGACAGCGGCGACGGCGTGACGCGCGCGAACTGGCGATGGCGCGACAGCATCTGCCCTGGTAGCGCGGCATACGCGCGCGTGACCGTGGTGAAGGACGTGGACGTGGTGCCGCCGATGAGCACACACTCACGGTCGATGTATGCCACGCCGTTGGCCGCGTAGCCGGTGGACGAGTCCACGTTGATGGTAGCGGACGCAGGCGCAAGGTCCGCGGTCAAGCGCGCAACTGGCGTGCGGCGCCGCTCAAAGTAGCGGTCCCACGCCAACGCGCGCCGGATGGTCAGCGACGCGGAGCCGGGCGGCACCATCAGTTGATCAAAGTCCAGCGTGCTGCCGTCCACCTTGACGGACGCCGGGTCAATAGCGGCCACCGTCGTGAGTGACGCAGGCGCGGAGTTCAGCCACCCCGCACCACCACGGTCAAAGGTGAGTCCCGCGCGCGTGGAGAAGGCCACGGGGATCCCGTCGATGACCAGCACCGCATCCGGTGCCTGCACGCCTGCGCCTGCGGTGAGTGCGGATGCGTAGGTCATGGCTCACACCTCCCACGTTGCGCGGACGAGACTGATCTCCATGTCATACGTCGGGATGGCTGGCCCGCGCCGGACAGGTTCGTAGATGCTGGCGTTGATGTTGCCGCCGTCCTGCGCAAGCGCGTAGGTGGCGACGTGCGCGGTGCTCACCGGAGAGCCCGCCGGGTGCGCCACCGCGAACGGACGAATCAGCGTCAGCGTGGTTCCGGCGATCCCGTTGACGATCACCTTCTCTCCGTCAATCCAGATGACCGACCCGTCCGTGATGCCCGTGGCGCTATCCACCACGCACGACGTTGACGTCGAGGTGATGGCGCTGGTGATGTACGTCCGCGTGGCCGTGACGTCGCTGTAGACGCGCACCAGTTCGCCACGTGCGGCCCACCTCCACATGAGGTTGAAGCATGAGATGTCGCGTAGGTCTCCGGCCACGTCTTCTACGCCGCTGTTGGCATAGCCCACTTCGTCGTCAACCCATCGGCGGTCCACGGCTTCAAGCACCACGGTACGCGAACGTCCAATGTCTCCCAGCGTGTACGGCCACGCGTAGCCACCAATGCCACGCAGCGTGGAGCCGATGACGTCCTTGCGCTCCACCCACGACGTGTTGCGCTCCTGCCGGTCACGCGGCCACCAATAGCCGTGCGCCACGGTGACGGGCGCGCTTGCCGCAGCATTGATGTCCGTGGACGCGGACGGGTTGAAGCCAAGCCGCGTCAGCACCTCGACGCCCGCGGCGTTGGACGTTGACGGCGTGATGCGCAGATCCGGGCCTGCAATGTAGTTCAGATCCCCGTATTCAACGTATGGCTGATCATCGAGTGTGGCGGTCGACGTGGCTGCAAAGACCACGGTCTTCGCCAAGTCGCTGGACGCGTCCGCCGTGTTGATGAGGCTGAAAACCTTTGACGCGAGGCAGTAGTCCGTGCGCACGTCTGTCCCGTACACCGGATCCGTCCAATAGACGCCCTCGGGCACGGTGACCGTGCGCGCGGTGGCGCCGTCGGTGTCGCGGAAACCGACGGTGCACGTGCCGCGCACGGTGTGACTGACGACGAAGAGAGGCACAGGCATGGTCAGCCCTCCATGGAGCGGCGGGTGAATGCGTTACGGCGCGCGCGGGCCACGCCATTGGCGACGGTGCGCGCGGCCCTGCGCTCGTCGGACGGCGCGATGCTTCCCGCTTGGTATGCAATGTTCACCACGAACGGCTCCGCGCCGGACATGCTGCCGCCGTCGCTGCCGCGGCCCGTGAGCGTGGAACCGCCGCGGTCGCGTCCTCCTTCGCGGTCCCGCCCCTGACGCTCCTGCTCTTCGCGCGTGAGCGGAACAATGCCGCCCTCGCCACGCACCGACCCGATGCCGACAGCCACACCAGCCGCGCCGCCCGCAAGCGCGGCATAGCCCGCCGCCATGCCCGTGTGCAGCGCCGCAGCCTTGAAGTGGCCAGCCGCTGCGGCCTGTCCACCAGGGATGAACATCATTCCCACGCCCAACGCGGTCTCGCGGCCTGCGTCAAGCAGCGACATGGACGCTTTGCCAACGGCCTGCGCCGCGATGCCTGCCGCGTAGGCTTGCGCCTCCTTGGCAATGATGGCGGGCAGGTCTTCCGCAAAGTCACGGATCTGCCACGCGTTCTCCCGGTTGAGTTCGCCCAGCTTGGCCACCTGCGATGACAGCCCGCTGACCATGGGCGCCACCAACATAGACGCCTCGCCGTAAAAGAAGTTAGCCGCGGTCGCCATGTCGGTGGCGTGCGCCTGCATGTTCATTTGCTGGATGTGGTGCTCGGTGTCGGCTTCGCGGATCTTGCGGCGCTCGTCGTAGACCTGCCGCAGCGTGACCCGCTGCGCCTGCACCATCATGTCCTCTGCCGCGGTGGTGACCTCCACCATGTCAAGCGCGCGCATCTGCTGGTCAAGAGCGAACTGCTCGCGCTGCTGCTCGATGGCCGCCATGTTGCGGATGATGGCTTCACGTTCGCTGGTGCTCAGGTTGACGCGGTCCATGGCGCGCTGCTGTTCACGCATGGCGCCCTCGCTGCGCACCGCTTCGACGTCGCTGGTCATCTTCTCAGCGGCGGCGATGTCCGCCTTGACCGCGTCAATGCGCACTTCCTCAAGCGCGTCCCATCGGCGCTTCTCGTCGGCAAGTTCCTTGCGGCGCTCCGCGTCGTTGATGGCATGCACGCGCTTCCAGAAATCGGCCAGCGATTCCTGTGTGGCCTTGGACTGCGATGCGAAGAGGCTTAGATAGTTCTCGCCCCACATTCCGTTCATCTTGCGGTCTTCTTCGGCAGCCTTTTCTGCAGCGCGCTTGCGCTCCTCGGCGCGCTTCTTGGCCTCCTCGGCGTCGCGCTTGGCCTGCGCCTCAAAGGCCGCCTGTTCCTCGGCCTCTTGCTTGTCTCGGATCTTGCCAAGCGTGATGCGGTTCTGGTCGTAGATGTGCTCTCGGAAGTCCGCGATCTTCTTCTCCTGCGCCTCGATTGCCTTGGCGTAAAGGTCGGATGCGCCGCCTGACCATGCCGCCACGCGCTTGAGACGGAACAACTCGTCCTGCATCAGGATCAAGTCCCACCCTGAGTGTTCCTGCGCGATGCGCCGCTCCATGATCTCGGCTTCTTTTTCAAGCAGAGATTCGGACGTCAGCGGCTTTTGCATCTCCTTGATGATGTCGCGGACGGATTCCATCGACGTCTTGAACGCGTCAAGGCGCCCCTGTGCTTCCTCCTCGGCGCGCTTGTGCGCGTTGCCGTACGTGACCCACGCTTGCGCAAGCGCACCAACGGCGAGCGTCGCAAGACCGATGGCGCCAGCAACGCCGCCGCTGCCAATCGCGGCCACGACGGACAGCGCGCCTTCGCTGGCCATGGTGAACGTCTTGCCGATGTTCAGGCCCAGGTTGTCGAGGTCGCGTGCCACCTCCTTGATGGCAGGCAACACCTGCTGCATGTTCTTGTTGCGCTTCTCTTCGGCACTTGCGACTGATTCAAACGCGGCTCTTGCCTCCTCTGAGCCCTCAACTCTCATCCGGTAGACATAGTCCGTTTCCATCAGCCACCGTCCTTTGCAATGGTCAAGGTCCACGCCTCACGCCATGAGCCAGCCACAGCCATTGCGTGCCGGTAGTAGGGCGGCAGGTGCGCAAGCGGCACACCGGCCAACGTGCCCGGCCCGTCGCGGCTCTGCACCATCTCCGCGAGCATGCGCACGTCAGGCTGCTGGAGGAACGCCGCCGTTGGGCAGCGGTCCAGCGTCTCACCGACGAGCACAGGCAACCTATCGTTGCCGGGGATGGTGTCGCCGCACATGCCAAGCCTCTCCATGAGCGCGGGCGCCTGCTCGCAGTCGGAACACCGGGGCCGGTTCGTTGCGTAGAGCCAGCCCCTTAGCCTTCCCCCAGCTGCGCACCCACCTGGTTGAACTCGCGCGCGGCGCTTGCCGCTTCGCTCAGTGCCTCGGGCCCGCCCGCGTGGAACAGCGCGTCGTACGCCTCGCGCCCCGTCTTGCCGTCGTAGTCTACGCCGTGAACGACGCAGTCCTTGACCAGCTTGCTGTACGCGGCACGGTCGCTGCCGTGCTTGAGGACCAGCGCCTTTACGTCGAAGCGTTCCACCACCTCGGCGTCAACGCCCGCGTCGCGCAGCGCCTCGCGTTCCGCCTCAAGCGCTGCGCCAATGCTGCCGTGGTCCGCCGCCAACTTCTTCCTCGCCACAACGCGCGCGCGTTCGTACGCCGTGGAGAAGTCCGCCCAGATGGTCTCCCAAAGGAACGGGTCGTCAGGCGTGCCGATGTGGCGCACGGTGACGACGAGGCCGCTGCGCAACGTGACTTCCTTGGTCTGTTTCCAAAGTGCCTGCATGGTGCATCCCCTTGTGCCGCTTACGCGCGGCCACCGAAAATAGATAGGTAGATGGGCGCGGTCACGCCCGCGGCGACCTGCGCCGTCGTCGGGTCGCGCCCGAGGAACGTGGTGCTCATGCCGCGGATGTTGCCGACCGCGGCGCCCGCCGTGTTGCACTGCGCGTTGGGCATCCACACGACGATGGCGTGGCGCGCCTTGGCGAGGTTGGTGCTCCCGTTGGTGAACGCGAGGCGCACGTTCAGCCCGGTGCGGCCCGTGAACTGCGTCAGGCGCGAGGACGTGAAGTATTCCGTCACGTTGATGGTGGGCGACGCGCCGAAGATCTCCATGCCGTCGCGTCCGTTGACCGCGGTCGCGCACGCGCGCCACTCGTGCTTGACGCCGAAGTCCACCGAGCCGTCGCTGATGCACGTGCTGGTGCCCGCCACGCTCACGTCCGCGGACGCCACCACGGGCGGCTGCGCCGTGAAGGCGTTCGCCGTGAAGGTGTCCGGCGTGACGTCGTCGGTCCACGTGTTGCCCTCAAAGCCGAAGGTCCACTTGAGCCCGTTGCCCGCAGCGAGGCCAGCCAGTTGCAGCGCGTTTGGCTTGCCCGGGCCGTAGAGGTAGCCCTCACCGTTGGCGAGTTCCTCGTTCACATAGAGGTACTCGGCCATCTCGCCAAGCGTGGGCTTCAACATGAAGGACGCGTAGACCGCATCCCCGATGCCGGGCGCGGCGGAAAGATCCTGGTCCAGCGTGATGGCGTTGGTGCTGATGCTGGTGATGACGCGGAATTCTCCGTTGACCTCCAGCGCCATGCCCACCGCAAGCCCGGTGGCGCTGGTCACGTCGAGCGGGTCGGCCACGCTGCCGATGCCCGTGGACGTCGTCGTGGTGCCCGCGGCGCTCGTCGCGTCCACGCCGAAGTAGTGCTCGAACATCTTCTGGAGGTAGAATGACGTCGGCGCGCTGTCGCCGCCCGCGCCGTCAAACGCGACGTTGCCACCGAAGGCCGGGACCACCAGCCCGGACAGCGCACCGCGCTTTACCGTCGGGTAGTCCACGCTGTCGTTGCCGCGCGCGTTGCTCACGGCAGCGGCGTCCGTCGCCTGCTCACGCGTGCCCTCGGGCGTGCCCTCGACGGGGATGTGCGTCCACGTGGAGCCAGCAACGGGGGCGGTGGTGGTGTAGGTCGCCACCTCGGCGAAGTTGTAACGGCGAACAAGGTTTGATCCGCGGGTGGCCATGGCTCACGCTCCTGAGGTGTATTCGCTCTCATTCCACTGAGCGGCGAATGGGATGGAAAGAAAGACGCTTTGCGCGTCGCTGTCTGGGGACGGCCTTGCCGCACCGTCACACCAGCACGCGGTGGTGCCGCCGCCTGCTTCGCGCACGGCGCGGACCACGCGATCCTGTATGCGCCGGACGTCTTCGAAAACGGTCTTGCCAAACTCCGTCACGGACTCGGCGCCCTGCCGCTCGACGAGCACCACGCGGAAGCGCATGGCGCGCTCGACAAACGCGGTCGCCGCGTTGACGCCAGTGTCGTTGCGCCGCTCGTACTCGTCGATCACCACGTCAAACTGGCGCGACTGCGCGGCGTCCATGGACGGCCCTTCGCTGCGGCGGAACGCGGTGGGCGCAGGCGTGCCCGTCACGGCAAACGGCGTGATGGCTTCCACCGTGTCGGACACAAGATCGACGATGTCCGAGTGTTCACCAGCGGGCACGGCGACCTCCCCCGAACACGCTGTCCGGCGCGGCGCTCAAGACGGGCTGCGAATACGTGCGGTCGAGTTCCGCGTTGTTGCTGTCGCCTTCTGCAATGCGGATGGGCGCCGCGCGCTTCGCGGCCTCGTACTCGTCCATGAACATCTGCGCGAGCGTGGCCCACGGGTCCGACGGCGCGCCGGTCACCAGCGAGCGGCACAGCTTCGCGCGCGCCAGTGGAAGGCACAGCGCGGACAGGTCTTCACGCGGAAGCACCTCGGCAGGAACGCGGTGCGTGGACACCATGTGCCGCACAACGTCGTTCCACGCCTCTTGGATGTAATAGGCGCCCGAGTACCCGAGGCGCCCCACCTGGTTGAGTGCCTCCTCAAGCCGAACGTGTGCAGCAATGAGGTCATTTTCATTGACGGGGATCTGGGAGTTGACCGGGTTGCGTACCACGCTGAATGACACCTGCGTGGTGTACGTCTTGCCGCCGTTGGTCCACGTCGCCTTGGCGCGGTAGCCGCGCCCGAGGCTCCACGTGTTGGTGCTGGACGCGTCAAGCGCGTAGGTGATGGTGGTGCCGCTCACCGTGCCAGTGCCGGTGACCGTGGCGTCCGCGTCCTCGACGGCACCGGGCCGGAAGACCATCACGGACGGCGACGCACCCGGCGTTACGCGGTGGCCGTCCACCTCGCAAATCCACGTGAGCGTCTGCGAGGTCGCGCCGTAGCGCACCTCTTGAGCAACACGCAGACCGGATGGGACAAACACGCTCACGCGACACCTCTTGAAAAGTTGGGGGTGGGAGGTGCGAGCCTCCCCACCTCGACGTCTGACGGGGGATGAGCGTCAGCCGCCTTGGGCACCTAGCCCCCCGCGCTTCTTCAACTCGGCCTCCACCCTTGCAGCGATCTCATCCTGCATCTTCTCCACGCCGCCGAATGCCTCGGCCACCTGCGACAGGATGCCCAGCACGTCCAACTCCATGGAGAACGCACGCACCGCGAAGGCCACCGCGTCCTTGCGCTCATTTGGCGTGACGAGGAATCCGCCATCGCTCTCGGGCAAGCGTGCCGTTTCAACGGCGTGCCTGAACGCGTCGTGCGCCCGCGCCGCCGCACGCACGCCAGCATGTCGCAGCACGCGCAGGACCACGCGTCCCTCTGGAGAGCGCGCGAACTTCAGACCGGCGCGCAGGACAAACGCGAGGAACGCGGCAACTGCGGCACCGATGGCTTCCATGGAAAGCTGACTCATTGGTGACCCCCGACGATGCTGGACCACTTGATGCCGATCCAAGAGAAGAACGCGGCGAGCGCAGCGGCGGCGCCATGGGCGTGCCACTTGGATTTCTCCAGAGCATCCACGCGCGGCTTGACCTCGGCAATAGAGGACAGACGCTCCTCGATGCGGGCCATGCTGACCTTTATTTCTCCCAACGCCTCGCGCGTCTCTGCGTCCATGGTCAGCCCCCCAGTGATGCCGCGTGCTGCGCCTGCTCCTG